GTGGAGCAGTATATATGTGGAATATACCTTCTCCCATTGAATATAATACAGATACAAAGTTTTTTAAGTGTTCAATAATACCGCATTCCCCTGCTACTATAGCTCTAGCTGAGGTAGTAATCCATGTCAATTTGCGATCTTCTAAAGTGAAAATCTTGTCTGGGAATCCAGATACATAGAAGCAGTAGTCCTTTTGCCGTCCATCCCCAACTCTATAATGTCCATGTGCATCGCCATTGGTAATACCAATTGTTTGCCATTCTGTTTCTGCATATTGTTTGCCATATAGTGTGACAATGGGGCGTTTTCTATTGCGTTTGGTTTGTGCTTTATTGAGCACCATTCCATGAGCACAACCTCTGAAAGCAACCTGATAATATATAGTTTGCGGAACACCAGAACAAAGTGCAATCAGACCGACTTTAGGTGCTCCAGTAAGTGCCATACTTTCAGTCATACATCGTAAATCAAAAGCCCTAAAAGTGCCAAAGAAAGTGCTTCCATCCTCATCTTTATTACATGAACTGTTTTCTGGATCCAAATAAGTAGCATTCCAACCTCTTTGGTATTGTATTAAAGCGGATAATCGAGATGCTTCAATGGCATAATCCATGATGCCTTCCAGTTCGCTTTCTGGACAATGCCGAAGCTTTTGTCTAATTTTTAGGCTATATTCAACACCTTGTTGATCCTCAAAACCAAATGGTATGTCGCCAGCTAGGATACCATTTGACAATCCAGCACAACCAGTATAATCGCGCCACCAATTACGTGGATCATAAACACGCCAAGAATGATTAGCTTCAGGAGGTGGGCCCCAGCTTGGATCCCAATAAGATTGCAGCAATATAATCTCATTGAATTCATAGGTTGTATCAGGAGGAGCATCAGGCAACTGTATTATGATCTGATTCACATGATACATTCTTGGTGGTTTTTCGCCAAACTTAGGAACTGCTAGATCAATTACATTCTTAGAATAGGGCTGTCCTTCTATCGTTTCAGCTAGTTTAACTTCATAAATTGCTTGTTTAGGAATTGTCTCGTAATAGAATTCTCCTTCTTCTCCAAATCTGTGTTCATAACAAGTATAGCAGGGATCTTCTATATAAAATTCTGAATAATTTACTATGATATTAATAATAGAATCTCTGGGGCATTTCATACGTAATTCTGCATAACATCTATTTTGCCAATGCCATTCATTTTCTGGAATTCTTTCTTCTTCTGGGTCCCAATCTTCTCCTTCGAAATTAGGTCTATTGCAATAAATAAATTCTCCTGTTCTATACGTTGGATCTGAGCTTCTAGAACTTAATCTATTCATTCTCAAAATTTTACGAGAAGCTAGATTCAAAACTGCTTGGGGAACTTGATCACTTTTAGTTATATACCATACATCATTGTCAATAGGATCGGGAGTTAATCCATTCATTCCAATCCAATTTGCAGGTCTTGCAATACCATAGGGCTTAACAACAGGAATATCTGCCTCTGCATTAATGTCTATAAATGTGGGCCATTCTCCTCGTGGATCTCCATCTAAGGAATCTACATCGATAGGATGAACTAAAAGAGCACAGGCCAGAGCTGGTTCTGTTTCAAAATCATAAGGGTTTTCATTTTGTTCAGCTAACCATTCAGGATCTACATATACTGATGTTTCTGTACCTGTTTTGTGCATATATTCATGCATAAATTCCCAGGATTTCCACTGTTCTATCATCGTGTACTCTCCAGAGAACTTTTTAATGCGACTTTTCCAAGTATCTTCTTCCTTATACCATTCAATAACATTTGGAGCATAAACTACAACATCACTATCTTCATAACGTGCATCTTCTCCACGAGCGGTGGAAACGATTGGCTTAAAAGTCCATATAAAGGGGCTCTGTACCTTTCCTGTCCACATGCAAGCTGTAAGTGTAGATTCTTCTGAAGCAATAGCGGGCCCACCGTCATTATAAACATGAATATGTGGAGCATTAGTTGGTCTTGTTCTGCCCCAAGAAGAAGCTCCACTCCAGGGCGGATCTGCTCCGCCATACCACAAATCCAAGTTTGTAAGATCTACACCATAATTACTCCAAGAAGGGCTGCCAATTCGAGCATACACTATTCCTTCTTTTGCAAAATATCTTTGTGCAATTAGCATCGTAAAATTGAGCCATCCTGCCAATTCAATTGGATCATCCTCTGCTGTTAGAGTACTTGAATCGCTCAGAGTAGATCCATCTGGACCAATTGCTGTAACTGTTACGGATCCACCCTCTCCTAAATACCATCCCTGTCCACAGGTTCTATCTGTAAAATGCATAAATCCTCGACTGCTGGGAGATGTTTCATGTGTAGAAACATGCATTCGTATGCCCTCGACACTAATGGTAACATTAGCAACCAAATCTCCTTCAATAATTGAATCGTCTTGTACTGTATGAAGGCCTAATCCATAATAACTATAGTAATCCTTTATCCAGGCCCAATATTGTTTTGTATTTTGTAAATTATCATTATCACTACCTGCAGCACCACATGCAAGTAGAAAAGGCCAATAAAGACCTCGCCATCTCGCAGGTTCCCCAATCCATCCCGGGGGCGGAGGATCGTCTTTTTCGTGTTTTAATGGAGGGCCTTCATGATGACCTTCTGGTGAAGGATAGAGTTGTTCTCTACAGAGCAAACATTCATTGACCCAAACAGCTTGAGCTATACTTCCTACTTGAACATAGCGTGTCGGAGCTGCATCAAAAACTGGACCATATTTATCCTGATTCAATACTTCAAGTGTGCAATTCCAAGTTTGTGTGGGCAAATACACATTCGTTTTAGCCATGATATTTACTTAATCCTCAATAACGTAGGTATCACAACCAAACTCTATCATAGATCTAAGCAACGCAGAATTCTCTGGTAAATCAAATTTCAATTCCCTAATTCCTTCTTCAGACAGCATTGAGAGTGCTTTAACATCCTCTTTTGTCCAACTACGGAATATTACAAGACAAGCGCTCTCTTCAATATATCCATATAGTATACTATCTCTACATTTAATAATAACTGGCATTTGTTTTGATTTTTTCATGACGGTCACTTAGAATTTCAAGCCGTTCTATTATAAGAGTACCCAATCTGCATTCCTTTCAAACCCCTTTGCACCAATTAACCAACAATTAATTGTCCGATAATATGGACGAACTAAATGTTTCGTTACATATAGAAAATCAAGCGCTCCATTAAAGAAATTATTATGTTCATGATTACAACCAACGTACACTGTATTTGCAGAAATATTAGCACTACCAGCAGCGGCAACTTGGCCTATTTTCTGCCCATTAAGCCAAATTGTTTTATAACTTCCATCATATGTCAGTACAATATCGTACCATGTATCAAGCTTGGGTATAAAGGGAGCAATCAACGCATTATTATTACTAACGCCATTTAATGCTGCAACGAATCCAAGACCATTATAGTATAGATTAATGCCATTTTCTTGATCTATCAAGACTTGCGTTCCATTTACAGAAGCAAATTTACATATTAGTTCAATGCTCAACTTATTAGTAGAAGAAGCCATTGGAGTAAAAGAAGCATAACTTGTAGTACCATCAAAAATTACGGCATTCCCCAAGTATCCTGTTGTCCAAGTGCAGTTTGTTAATGTTAAGGGTAGTGATAACAATCCACCATGGAAGAGCGTTGTACCGTAATTTGCATCAAAAGTCCAATATCCTAACGTTGATGGATGTGCTTCAAACTCTCTTAAATGAAAGTCTTCTTGCGTTACTACGTCAGCCACAAGCCATATCTCGTCGATATCTCCATTATAATAAGACGTATCGTCTTTGCCTATGGTAACATCATAATTAGATATTGATAAATCTGTAAACGTAGTAGCGTTTAAAGTAAAGATTTCATCTACGGCTAATAAAACTTGCCCATCAAAGAACTGAACATGAAACAATTGCCAGCTGCTACCTACTGCAGGCCCCATAAACGATTCATCCTTAATATTGGCATAAAGAATGCCGTCTTGGATGTAAAGCTTTAATACGTCTGGCCATGTTATTAACGGGCCATCATCATTTGGATTGGCCCATATAGCAGCATAGAGATACTTATTGATTGGTTCCAAACTTGTTAATGAAGCCGATCCATAACTATTAATACCATTAAACTGCAAACCATGATTAAACTTTCCTGTTGTCCATGTAGTATTATTAAGCGTTAAAGTATTACAATTCTCAGAACTATCTACTGCAGAGTTTCCATCATTGTCATCACAATGCCATAACGCTATGGTTTGAACAGTTGGTGTATAAGCTATAGTTGGTAATTCAAAAGAATAGGTACGATGTAAAAATTGCGCTTTAATATCAGCGCCTTCACGCAAAGAAGAAATCACTTCTAATAATTGCTCTACAGTATCAGTTGCAGAACTAATTTGCACTCTTAAGCCAGTAGACGATTTACCCGCTCCCCGTAATGCTGCTGTTGCTATTTGTGCTAACTCTGCAGAATCCATATTATGCACCTTTTTATTCAATCGGCCATTGTATAGCGTTGATGGTAAGTTGGTGAGAGTCTCCCTTACGTGTATCTACTACATTTGAAGCTATTTCACTATCCATAGAAAGTACTTTCCATACTAAGCTGGAGCCATAGAATTGAATAAAATCACCTGGTTTAAGCTTATTGTCTATCTTTGTCTTGAACGTTATTTTTCTTCTCATCTTTCCGTAAAATATTCTAGCTTGATCTAATATCCACTGCAGAATAGCTTCATTATTGAATCTAGTTGGAATAATCATCAAGCGTCTTTCTCCAACGTAATATAAATATTCCTCATTTATTTGACTATCTTTATCTAACCAATATGCGACAATTGGACGTTGTAACGTATCATTATATCCTATAACTATAATCTCATTGTAGTAAGATTCATAATCAAACGATACGTTTGCAGGACCGTATACAAAGTATTCGTAATCCTCTTCTACCGGTTCTTCTTCTTCAAACATTGCTGCATTGGCTTCATCCCGACTTAGATAGAAAATACGTCTAATATCAGTTGGAGCAGGAGCTGAATGTAAGTAAAACTTTCCAGACTCAGTAAACCGCATAATCCAATTAGACAAGAACCGTTCATATAACGTACGGAGGAAATCACTTGCAGGCTTACCATCTTCAGGTTTAAAGAACTTATCTTGCGTTGATCGTGACGCAGGTAATGTAAAATCAATATCCTCTATGTCTATATCACTTAATTGATAACCTCGCCTTTGTAAATAATTTGTGATTGCTGTTTTAATATTTATCCCATCATAAGCGGGTTCAGAAGCGACCAACTGCTTATTCAATCTCACCCATTCGTCCCCGCATTCCCATTCGATAAATAATGCCTCCTCAGTAGGTGATTCCCACCAATTAAAGCTTGGGTTTAATGTATACACAACCGCTCTATCTTCCCCGTGATAATTTATATCAATCTGATTAAGCGGTCTAAGCGCAAGTTCATTGTAAATCCCATTCCTATTCCTAAGTTTAATAGAAGCCTTATAACCCATCAAATCTACTGAAGTACTTTCTTTTATTGAAATTACGTCATCGGAAATATCTACTTCAGAAATAGTAGGATTCGATGTTTCTCCATTAATGTTAGTTTTGATCCAATGAATTACTGGGGAATGTGTATTTAATGATGTATTTAACGTTAACTTGTATGTAAAATCCTTAAACTCTGTATCTACTGGTTCTTGTGTAACAGGATCAATGATTTCACTACTAATATAGGTTCCTGATGGCAACCATGCGTCCTCTGTAATTGAAACAGGTGAACTATTTAGTTCTCTTTTTGACATTGGTGGACCAATAATAGTACCAGACGCAGGGTATGTAACTGGGACTATGTTAAACATAGAAAGTCCGCCATAAACGCTTCTTATACCAGCACTGCCTTCGGGAAACAGTTTTAAGTTTTCACGTTGAATATTACTAAAATACAACGCACCTCCATCCTTTAATTGTGGGCTTTTAATTACAAAGCCATCTGGCTCTACTGGTATAATTGTTAGAAAAATCCAAGCGTTACCTAAAACGCCACTACCCGTTAATAAGGGGAATTGTGCCGTTTTGGTCATCATTATTGCTGGATTTGTAAGGAATACATCATATGTATCATATTCATACTCATATACACTAATAACTGCTCTATTATCTATAACAATGCAAAATGGAGAAAAATAATACGTTCTGCCATAGATTTCAGCAGATTTGCTGTAATCTATTCTTGGGAAAAATTCAATGTAGGGTGTGAATTCATTAGTCGGTGGACTCCAAAAAAGACTGAAAGATAACCCTACGTCAGCACCTATCAACGTACTGGCATTCAAATAAGCCGACCAAGATTGCGTTGGTGTATCCGCATATCCTATATAATATCCTCTATCGCCAAATCCATCCCTGCCTTCAATAAAGCTATCGGCACCAGGAGAAAAAGTATAATTACTTTTAGTCCATGCCGTTTCTGCCGAATTAATCATCGGTGTTAGCATTATTGTACGTGAAATCTCCTCAGCATATGTATTATCTAATGATAATCCACGTACGTTTCTACCTATTGCCTGTAGATAACTCTCCCAAGCTTTATTTAGTACACGTTTGGGCTTAGAAACTTTGACTTCTAAATCTAAAGCAGCCATAATATCACTTGTTTTTATCCACTAAGTGAATCCTTAAGTGCATTACCAAATACTCTTATGCTATTATCTACGGCAGACCTGATATGTTCCTCTACTCCATCTGGTATACCTTCAATCTTAACCCGTATAGTCATTTCACTCTTATTTCTATTAAGAAATTCTGCAGAAATGCGGTTTTGGGGTCCAGCGATAAAACGACCTACATCTCCAAATTGCTGGGATATAGTTGCCAACGACAGGATTTGATTCATAAATTCCTGCGGTGCACCAATAATGCTACCTATAATATCATCGAAATTATCCTTGGTCTCTTCTGCCGTTAAGTCTAGATATCTAGACATTGCTTCTAATCCTGCTTTAGTTTGTAACCCATATCGTTGTGCTTGAATATAAGCATCCCTAGCTGCAAGCATTCGCGCTCTTTCAACGGAAGCCTCTGAAGCCAAACCGCGTTCTGCTAACTTCTCAAGAAGGTTTATACGTGTATCATGCAAGTCGTTAGTCAACTTAACTTGTTCATTAAGTAATTGTTGGGCAGAAGTTTGTTCCCGAATAGCATCATTTATTCTTCCAATAGAAAAGAGCATTTTTGCCAACGCACTATGTTGCTGTGCAAGCAACCCCAGAGACTTCATTTGTGTATAAAAATTCGACCCCAGGGCATCATCATATTGCTGTTCCAAGCTTAATCGTTCCACAACATCGGAAACTATTTGAATCTGATAATCATGTATCTTCTTTGTATATTCGGCTTGAAGCTTTATTATTTCTGCAGTTGATCCTTGCAACTTTGCATTATCCATCTGAACTTTAAGAATTCTTAAATCATATAGCATTAATTGAGCAGTTGTTCCACCAAGAGCATCAAGCCTTTCCTTTTGAGCTTCATATCCAGATATGATTCGGTTATTAGATTCAGTTGCTGCTTTCTTAAGTGCTTCTTGTCTTTTTTGTTCCAATAGAAAGACTTTTTGGCGTCGTTGTGTTTCCAAATCTATCAACGCCTTAGACCGCTGTTCATCCGCAAGCCACATGGCTTCTATTACACGTCTTTGTTCAGCATATAAAGTATTGACTAATGCTATTTCATCACCATAACTACGATATTCAGCCAAGCTTTTCTCTAACTCATCTGTATTGGCACCAATCAGCTCTCTTTCCTTATCTAAATCATTCTGCATTTGTGAATGCAATATCTTGCTATAAGCTGCATAATGTTCCCATGCTTTCTCATAATCTCCAGCTTGCCAAGCAAGTTGTCCACGTTGATACTCTAATTGGGCTTCAGTTTTAGCTAATGTAGGTAATTCTTCACCACCAAGTGCAGTATATGCTTCCTTCCCGCCTTTAAAACGTGTAAGATCATATTCTGTCCTTGCCAAATTCAACGCTAAAGTACGTAATCTAATCTCTTCTCGCAATTCCTCATTTGCTTTTTGTCTCTCTTCAGCCCCAAGTTGTGTAACTGTATTTAGCGTTTTTTGATTCTCTGTTATTGCATTTAACGTGGCTTTATCTCTTTGCAAGTCAGTATATAATTCGTTATAAATATCCTCAAACTTCTTGCCAGATTTAATGCCATCTTCAAAGAGTTTATTTTGTTCCTGGGATGTTTCTATACTAGATTTCTGCAAATCAATTTGCTTATTGAGATATTCAATAACAATTGGAGCAGCAGAAACCCCCTCTGGAAGTGATTTTACTAATTCAATCAACTTCTTTTGATTCTCAATTTGTTCGGATTGTTCACCAGTAACGTTTTGATTAGTCTTTAGATTTTCCTCAAGTGTTTTAACATAGGCTCTGGCATTAGCATCCAATTGTGCACCTTGCTCACTGTATATTTTATTCTGTTGCTGTAATACTTCTGTAAGCTCCCGAGCCTTGTCAGTAGCAAATTTCATTGCTTGTCGTGCACTTATTGAATACTTCAATACTTCTTCATCTGTCATTTCTTCAATTGGCTTCATTCGCGCTCGTTCTTCTGGTGGCAATGTTTCCTGCCATTCTTGCAAAAATTGACGGGCACGAACAGCTTTTTCTCCCTCTGGCACACCGGCTTTCTCCATCAAATATCCCAAAGGAACAGCCCCACGAACTCTTGCAAAGAGGCTAATTTTCTTTGACATATCTGTATAGAATTTAGCTTGCTCTTTTGCTCCCTCTACAGCTTTTAACACCCACTCTTCTACTGCAACACCTCCTTGCGTTGCTAGCTTCTGAAGACTATCTGCTGCATCTTCTGCACTTTTAGCTAATTTATCCAACGCTCTTTGACGTATATTGAAGACCCACTTCAAGCCTTCAATTATTCCTATCAAAATAAGCATTTGCAACGCAACGCCCAACAAAAACCCCAACATAGTAAAAAATCCCCTAGTAACAACAATCAAAGCATTACCTAACGTTCTTAAACTACCAGCAAATCCCAAGACAGCTCGCTGGCCAATCATAAGAGATCGCGTAAAACCACTCATGAACGCTCCTATAGTAACATCAAAAGCCGTTCTACCTGGACGAACAGGAGGTCTTGGTGGTGGAGGAGGAGCAGTTGCATATTGTTGTTCTGTTGTTCTTGCTGTACCTTCGGCAGTAGCTCTATTTATGCGTAGCTGTAAATCATGACGTTGACGAAGCATATATTGAAGATTCTCCCGTATCCTAGCTTCCTCCGTTAATGTAGTATTTAATTGATTTTGTAAATTGTTGAGTCGTATTTGTGCGTTTACTCGTTCGTTTTCAGTTAAAGGTCCTGCTAAAATTCCTTCAGTAGACGTTATTTCTTCTTGCAGACCTCGTCTTCTTCTAGTTATCATAGTTCTCCGTTGCAATGCTGCTTCAATAGGAGGACGCATAGCACTAGCTTCCGCTTCAAGAGTACTCAAATTCAAGCGATCTTCCATCAACTGAATATCAGTAAGCACAAGCCTACGTCTTTCATCTGCAGCTGCTATCTCTGTTCTAATTCGCGTCATTTCTGCTTCAGTTGTGGCTCGAGAGAGTTCTAAGGACAATTCTTTGATTCTTAGTTCCTCACGAGCAACTTCCAATCTAGCACGCAATAGAGGCAATGATTGCATAGCCATATTTGCCTCTATTTCTCCCATCTTTTCCATTACTGCCATTATTTGGCGCTGTGCTTCAAGGATTTGACCAGCTCCTTCTGTAGACATATGTTGCCAAACTCTCCAACCAGCGACCAAACCCATTAATTGGATAACCGTCATAGCAATAACTGCAGCTACAGTGGAAAATATCGCAGCAAAGGTAACAAGTAACGCTCCTCCAGCTATAATCTTCCCCCAAAATGGATGTTCTGCTATCTTACCTAACCTATCAAAAAACGCACTTACCCAATTAATTAACGGCGAAACCATAGGGATCATTTTTTCGCCGATTGATTGGGCAACTCTTAATATGCTATCGGAGAGATTACTCAGCAGACCAATAAGAGAAGACATTGCGGCTTTGTTAGCATCGCCGTACTTCTGCTGAATTGCCATCAAAATGCCAAATTGCAGCTTTGTTTTGTCAACGACTTGTCCTTGTGCATTTATTGCTCCATGTGCAAAGGCTTCTACTTCGTCTTTTGTAATATCAAAAGTATTACGAAGTCTGCGGAATTCTCCATGCATAGCATCAACAAACGCACGAGCAGCATGTTCTATCGTCACTCCAGCTTGTCCAACACCAGACGCTAAATCCGCCATTGGATACAACAACTTCTCTACATCATATCCTGCAACAGTAAGAATACGACCTGCTTCTACAACTTCTGAAATTGTATACCGTATAAGAGGAGCCTGTGCACGCAGATATTCTACAATACGTGTGGCTTTTTCTTGAGAACCCGTCATAACTTCAAATTGACGACGAGCTTTCTCCAATTCAGCACCAGACATTGCAACGCTTTTAGTAAATAAACCAAAAGCTGCCGCTACAGCACCCGTTTGAAACGCCAATGTACGTAAAGGAATAGCAGCAATGGTAAACTTCCACATCAACATTGAAGCCCTATCTAATCGTAATGCTAACAAGTCCAAAGAAGCTATGCCAGTTTGAATGCTCATTGAGCTCCTACGGAAACTATTGCTCATCTGCCCAGTAACTTGCTCAACAGTTTTGAACGCCCCACCCAACCGCAACATGTGATTTGCAGTGGTTTGACTTGCTGCATCCATACTCCTTAAGGATCTTGAGGCTCTCGCAGTAGAAGTAGAACTATTTTGCATTTGGCGATTAATAGCGCCAAAAGTAGAATTGATATTATTACGTATCGCATTGAGCGTACTTAATAATTGTCTGCCATCAGCAGTAAATCGTGTTACTACTTGATCCTCAAATGGCATATCATTACGCCTGGCTTATTAGCCATTTAACTTATAATGCCTTTTTCCTTACAGCGTTGTTCCCATAGTTTCCAAGCATTGACTTCTTCTTCTTTCTTGGCTTTACTAGTATTAGTTGATAACATTTTCAATGCAGAACCAATTGCCGCAACATCACTTCCTAAATTGACGTTTCCTCCTCTTGCCGCTTCTATTACAGGATTCTTTGTTTCTTGTAAAATAGGATCATCATCTCTTAGAATTCCATGTTTATTTGTATACATTCTACCACAGTAAAAGCATTCTTTAGGTGAATTCTCCCATTTTTCATAGCAATCATTACATACAAGTTCCATTTTCTTTTTCATTCTATGGAACGTCAATAATTCAACTTTTTGTGCTGGAGTATGATCCAATTGACTCGGTAACTTACCTAAGTGTTCAATGCATGCTTCTAAGTATTCCCAGAACCACCTATATCTTTTAAAAAAGCTTCTTGTACCTCGGTATTCACTTCACCAAAAATCTCTTGTGCAGATTGTTCAGGATTTGCAGTACTTATAGTAAAGCACATATTAGCGAGTTCTTGAAATTCAGATACATTCGTATCAATCAATAAATTTATTGCCTCATCGTCTAATGGAGGCTTAACAACGCAAACCTTCACTAAAAGTTTCAAGAACTCAAGATCGCAATTAATAACGCCACTACTTATACTGTTGATATTTATACTCAACAGTTTGTTATAAAATTCCTCGCCAACAGCAGGTGCAATCAAGACAGATATTCCGCTATCTGGCAAGGTATAAGGAACAGCACGTTCTATACGCTTGCTTTGTCTCTCTCTAACTTTTGACTTAAATTCTTCAATGGTTTCAGGAACTGCAACAGTAGATTGATTATTATTTGACTTGTTCTTACTTGCCATTTTAAAAGACCTCTTTATATGTATATTTAGGTATCAATGTTGTAGAATAGTGGGGATAAAACTATAGCGTTCTATCCCCACTTTCCACATCACTTAGATTATACAATTGTTGGTGCTCCACCAGCGCTAACAACTGTAATTTGCTCATTCTGCGGATCTCCCGCATTGAGTGGCACTCCAGTCACAATACCCGTACCAGTAAATGTCACTCCACCAATATTTGTCGACACAACTACTGGTTGAGAACTCAAAACCATGTTCACAAAATCGGAACTGCCACTGATGAGCTTAGTACAAGTCATTCTCCAATCGCGTTGGCCGAACTCACGCTGTTTCCATACATCCTTCGCCGCAGAAACATCAATTTCATCAACTGATATTTCTATTGAGGCTTCTGTAAACAACGCAAGAACAGAAGTACCACTAATCGACATAAGAGTGATATCTTGATTAATTAACCTACCTGTAAGTGCTCCCATATGGTGTACTTAGGACTGATTAATCCTAGATTGCAATCTAGCTATCATTTCATCTTCGCGCTTTAGCCATAATCGAGTATCATGCTGGCCGCGTTCATGAACCTCTTTGGGGGCAGTTTTCATATTGCCTCCAGTTTCATGGCTAAAGGCTACGGGTTGATACCAAACTTCCCAATCATGATACCATGCTTCAAAGCAAAATGCAACATCTGAACTATATAGCCAATACTCTTCGTTAAGCAATCCAACATCATTTAACATCTTTCTACGTATTCCGACAACTGCAAACGTTACCCATGGAACAATAGCTGGTTTTGTGAAATGCATAGGATGGCCTACTCTATGGGTTACTCTAGTAGCTCCAACAGCCTCATTAACCCATAGCGTTTTGTTTGCTATTTCGTACGGAACACGCACAATACTAAGAACTGGATTTTGAAGGATTTGTCCTCCTCCATGTACTACTAAATCACCACATAGCAATCTTGCACCAACTATCCCACATTCATCTGGTAAACCATGCGTTAAACGCAACATCCAATTGTCAGACAAAGGTAAAATATCAGGATTGACGATAAATATCCATTCATAAGATTGTGGAACTAAACTTAGTCCAATGTTTATGGCTGCAGTAAAGCCAATATTTTTATCCATTACCAATGGTTGAATATCCATATTTTGCAAGAGCAAGACACTATCATCTTGTGAACAGTTATCTATTGCTATAATAGAAAACACTTGACCTGCAGAAGATATCAAAGAAGGCAAATTACTTATGATATGTCTAGAAGAATTATAAGTTAGGTAAATTAACGCATTTTTATTCCTGCAATAGTTCTTTTCCATTATTGTTTTTTATCACAACCTCTATGTTTTTCTCTTCTACGTTACCATCTTTATCTATCACTTTTATGATAATTTTACCATCAGTACTTGACGATATAATAAGATCACAACAGCTATTGTGCTTTTTCAATTCTGCTCGCAACTGCTCAATAAGATTACAGTAATTGTTTTCAACCATAAGTTTCACCAACTTCACGTGCCAATTTTAATTCCACTAATATCATATAATAATTGCTGGCATTTTGCAATTATTTCTTCTGGATTAATACTCATTATAGCCTTACACATTTTTTCATTGCAATCAGGCAAATTAGCGATAGAAAGGCAAGGTGCACAATCAGCTTCACCCTGTATATAATCTACTGTTGGATAATATGATGTACGGTATTTTCCATTAGTAAGACCAAAAAGCCCAAGCGTTGGTTTACCCAAACATCCTCCAATATGCATTAACGCCGTATCTGCAGATATAATTATATCCATTAAAGACGCAAATGCAACTAATTCTTCATTATTACACATATAACCAGACATATCATATATGTGATCTGGAGGAGGTACTCTTTCGTTATTTTGTGTAAACTGCAATCTTTGCGTTGAAGATCCCAATATGTAAGAATCACAGCCTAGTTCAGATAATCCCATTGCGGTCAATACAGCAGTAGCTGGATGCCAGGAACGATAATGTGATGCAGAATAAATGCCAATGCCAACTTTTATTCTATTATTATCAACAATATATTCATTCATTACTTCTTGTGTTAATTTATTAGGAATTAATGTTGCAGGTTTCTTAGGAGATTCAATTCCAAGATATTCGCTAAAAGTATCCTCTAATTCTCTTTCCAAGCTTTGTCGTTCCAATGTCCCAAACGCAATCCAGGCATCATAGAAATTAGCCTTTCTAAGAAAAATTGGGCAATTGTATACAAGCATATTAGCAGTTTCTGCTGTGCCATCTATAAGCAATGGCTTATCATGTAATGAAGAAACAAAGCCTATATGTCGTAATTTAGGATAAAACTTGCATCGAATCATGTGTTCAATACATGCTTTAATATTGAGAACATCACCTATTCCTCCTGGGAATAATATCAATAGACTTTCTATATCTTTGTGAAGAGGGCGTGGCATAATATCTTCTTCCTTATGATTTTCCGTAGAAGACATTAACGCACTTGATATCTCATCATTCAACAAAAGAGGCTCTCCACCTTCTAAGAGTGAATACCCCATAATCTCATTATCACGTGAAATAGGAAACGCAATTGTATTACCAGGTATGAATATTTTCAATTTGTTACCTCCAATCAATCAATTTCCCTGTTGATTGCATTATCTTCTACAAAAATCAAGTCTCGTAATATATTCGGATAAGCAAGATCTAGTTTGTTTTGTGTTAATATAAATCTAGCAACTTCCTGGCCAGGAGCCCCAAGACGTGGACGCATTCTAGGTTTACCTCCAGGATACATCCATCCATACCTAAAATAATGCATTATTGGCATTTCTGGCAATTCCATTGCTGCTCCAATTATACCAGATAGCATACCAGGTGCTTGATTTAATTCTTTAGGATACGGAGTCATTTTGGCTTCTGTAGTCGTTGTAAAAGTAATTGTTCCGCTTCGTCTAACTGGTGGAAGAGTTCTTAAACTTTCAAGGAAACGTGGACCGCCAGAGGCATTTTTAGCAATACTTGTATCAACACCACCAAGGTTCTCTAAAGGATTAATTAACCAATCTGGCTGAGGAGGCTCTGGGGTTCCAGCACCATACATGCCCTGTCCAATGTTGCGAGCATAATAATCCCATTCTTCCTGCCATGAAATCACACCACTAGCAAGATGAGAATGAATAAAGCCTTCAATGATAATACCAATCAACTGAATAGTATCCAAATTAAGTCTGCCTTTTCGCACATATAATATCCTACTACAATATAGATTATAGTATTCTACCCATCCACGTGGCACGTTAGTATCTATATTAATTCTAAACATAATATAGTTCAGCAGTGAACGGTACAGAAGAACTTAAATAATCCTCTCCCATTTTACGCATATAATTTGATAGTTCATTATCAGTAGTTTTATCTCCCCAGTTTAAATCTGAAACCCAAGAAAGACCAAGGCGATTACTTGCTTCTATATTTTCTATAATTCTACCGAGCTGCTGCCGAACTTCCGTATGTGGGTATGAATATTCTGCAAATCTTATAATATAATATAGCCGTACAACAATTCTAATCGGGCGTTGATGCCCAAGTTTGCCAGATGATATAGTAGACATATGCTCTGCTAATACTGCAGGATATTTGATACCAGTTTCGTCTAATACCCAATGTATAGGATCGCCTTCATGCTTATCTCTAATGTTAACAATATGAGGAGCTTTACTACATCCTTCCCAATCAGTATAGTAAAGTATTCTTTCGATGATTTGATCTTCACAATCTACAAGAGTAGATGATTTCATTTTCCCTCACATTCGTCATTATTATTTACGTCTTCTATAGTATCATCATCATATTTACTACGTAATACAGCGACAAAATCAACTAGAAACTTAGGTATTGGTATTTTCATCTTATTACAATTTTCTATAATAGAAGCAGCTTCGTTAGCAGCTATATAAAAAGCTGCCAAAAGTCCTGTAGTATATGGTTGTTGTAATATGCCATCTGCTGCAGCTGCCATACCAAGTACAACTACATACCCAATGAATCTTTTCAATCCACTAACTGTAAATATACCAGTTTTAAATTTCCCCTTCAAAAAAGCATACATACTACCAGTTATAATATCTAAAGTAGCAAGTATTAACACACATTTCCATACACTTTGTAATGCTTTTGGAGCTTCAGAATAATACATTATAAATGCCGTCATTATGACAGAAAACAATGATTGTATTGCAATTGCTGCAGTACTTGGGAAAAATGTTCTTATGACTGAAGATGTAAAACAAACAATCGTATTTAACATTCAACGTCGCCTGCTTTTGTTATGCGTTTTATGAATTATCAGCTATTTTCTGATTAACAACAGCTACTTCTATATGATCCTCTTCCCATGTTACAGGATTTTTATAACTTCTTGGTGGACGTACAACCAACCAAACCTCATTAGTATCTTCATCAATTAATCTATCTTGATATTCAACGTTTGTTCCAGCTTCTAGAAATATTGTATCACTTAAATTCTCTAAAGGTCCACCGGGAATTATCTCTATATTAGCAGCAGCAGGACTAATTAATGCAGGAACCCCGGTAGCAATAGTTTCCCACCTTTCAAAACGTTCGCTTTGTCTATTTTCAGTCCATCTTCTACGTTCTATAGTTATTGAATTCGGTAATGGTTGCATGATTGTATAAACACTTATTAGAATCTAGATTCATGCGGGAAATCTCGAACGCCTACATAATTCATTGCTAATCGTACTCTCACGTCTTTAAGCATATCCTCTGCCTTCTTAATAAAAGCCTGTCCAGTTTGACTACTAACTGAATAGGCTCCTGCTCTCCAACCACTTGATTGAATCAGATCAAAGCCCCGTCTTTCAAACGTCATACCTACTACTAAGTCCTCAAATAAATGATCAGTAATGCTAGATAAATCGACAAGCGTTTTTTGGGTGGCATACAATACAGCTACTTTTTCACCATCTGTGTTAGGTGATGGAATAAGCCAAATTTTGTTATTGATTACTTTCCAAGTTCCGCTAAAGTATTGCCGTATCTTTGCCAGCTTATTATATTGAATTAATAGGTCCACTAAATGGTCTTCATCAAATTGTTCAGAAATTAACTCTTTGTAAAGATCACGAGAAAAATTATCCATTGGAGCCCAGAAAACATTAATAATCCATAGAGCATCAGCTGGGAACGCATAATCTGGTTGATCCTTAACAGTAACAATACATTGAGTACTAGTAGTAAGATTTACGTTGGGTTTGTACAATACATACTCATCTAGCGCAGATGATATAATTGTACCCAAATCATCATCCGTGATTTGCGACTCGGTAACACCCGTACGTGCTCTTATTCTATTGATAATTGTTTCTTTTAACATGTTCTTATTTATGCATTAATTTATAATAAGAAAGCTTAATTGCATCCTCAAATCGTCTTACCATTGAATGATAACTCCAATACTTAAAAGATCGCTTAATACATGGTCTATTATCGCGCAAAAATCTTAATTTGTCAATAAGGTTATCTATATCTATTTTAGCCCATAAAGCATTAGTAACTGCCATTTGCATTTTAACGACTTTTTCTTCTCCTAGAATATCTATACCCCAAATGTTCTTATCATCAATATATTCTGCTGGTCCACTATATCTAGTTGTCAATGCAGGCGTGCCACACATAGCTGCCTCTATTGGAGGCATACCAAAGCCCTCTCCTCTAGAAGGCAATACAAACAAATCAAGTGCCCTATAAAAGTCAGCCATTTCACTTTCTTTGAATGCGGTATCTATAACAAAAATATTGTCATGATCGATTTGCGGCATCCATCGTGTGTCCCTAGATTTAATCACAAGAGCAACTTTATCATCATTACCAAAGGCTGCAAGAAAGCCTTTTAATAATAAATCAACCCCCTTTCTATATGACATAACTCCTGCACTACCAACAATATAGTCAAACTTCCTAAAATCAACGTCATTAAAATACTTATTTAAGAACAATCTTTTGCTTTCTATGGACAATTTGTTATCATAAAACGCATCACTATCGCATCCTAAGTGTACAACCTTAACATCTGAATTATATGAACCAAATACCATCGCACAATATTGGCTTGGAACCCATATTTCATTTGCCTTTCTAACATCTGTTTGCCACGCAAATGGAATATCACTTGCTTCATACATAAAATACCCAACTCTGTATCTTGTTGACAAATGAGAAAGACAAGACGGCACTCCTATTAATATGCCATAATTCTTGACGTTGTGTTGAGTATTTATAAGTGAACGATATTCCTCAGGAAACGAATCATTAATATGATTATATAAAGCCCAAAACTCAGGATCTATGAATTTAGATTGTAAAAGCCCCTTAATTAACGCCAATGAAATCTTTCCATAGCCAGTTAATGAACTACACGGCAATCGTAATTTTACAGGTATTTTTGTCATATCCTACCTCTACAACAATTCAGTTTATTGAACCTCTCCCACTTATAGAAGTGGGAGATTCTCGCTTCATCAGCCTCGCAACCTACTACCTCCACGAGCCTCACATCGGGTCGTTCCAACCCTAGTTTATATTAAGCTGTTAATCCTAGTTCTTTTAATCCTTATAATTATTATATCATAGTGTTATCACCTTGTCAACTATATGTTATAGTGATATAATATTAGTGAGGTGGTGATAGTATGGCTATATCACAAGACAAGGTGAGGACAATTATCACAATACCTAAAGACCTTAAGAAAAAGCTAGAGAAAATAGCTAAGCAGGACAATAGAAGTTTTAACAACCTAGTTATTAAAATTCTAAAAGATTTTGTTAGCAATTCATCTCCCACCTAAAGAGGTGGAAGTCTTCTTGCTTATTTACGATAAATTTATGCAAGTCTAACGTTAATATTACATAAGAAAAATACTGGGTCCTCTATCAAAGAAGACCCAGTATTGATTGCATTCATATTTAGTTTTAAGTTATCCATTCATTAGAATGGAGCTACTCCAGTTGTGCCAGGCTGTACTGTTACAGTTGCGAAGCACCCTCCTCGAAGGACCTTCATCGCAGCACGAGTACTTACTGAGCGCTGTGTCGTGTTGGTACTTGGAGTATAAGCCTCCGGGGATATATAAAGCGGCACATATGGTGCATAAACAGCACCGGTCTTCTCCCACGAAGGTGGCTTGAAACCAACGAGAATGGTATTGCGAGAGAACCATTCAGCGCGGTAAACACGCCACTGTTCATCCAACTGCCCAATACGCTTCAGCCCAATACCGAACTGCGTTTGATCTTCAGCTGGTAACACTGCAAAGCCATTCAAAGAACGCAGAATCGGAGCTGCCCCTGGTCCAACAACCATCCAATCGCCAGGAATATACGCCGACTCTGCAATCAAAGAACTGGCCTTCTCAATATGCGCCCCCAGCAAATCATACCAATCCTTATCCGATGTATATCCAGTTGGTGCAACAGTGCCATAATTAACATTGTTACTTGCACCAACACGAAGCATCTCAAGGAATTGATAGTTGATCTCACGTACTATTTCATCAGCAGCAGCTCTAATGAGTTCACTTTCAGCGTCAAGATCAAACAATGCCTTCATATCCTGACGCAGCTCGCTAGTGATATCATAGTAAATAGCCTTGCTGGTGGCACTTACATCCTCATAATCCATCTCAAGCGTTATCTGTGCCTTTGTCTCACCCTCTGTATGATCTGCCCATGTGCTATCAAACGTTGAGCTATCAGACAAATCAACATCACTTGATGTCTTAAAGCTCTGTGTGTAAACACGACCAGTTGGAGCAGATAAAGGCTGAACTGAGCTAATCTCAAACGGCACAAGCTGCGGGAACAACTGACGCAGCATAGGCAATACTGTTGGCAGAGTAGTACCTAATGCTGTAGTGGTTGTAGCAGTCTCTAGAATACCCTGACGAGTGACCGCATGGAAGTACTCAGGATGTTCTCTGCGTTCATTGACCAGTACCTGCCGCCATACATTACGCGGATTATTCCAATCGGCAGAATCTGTAGCATTCTTACCTACAGGATACGTGTCAATTAACTGTGCAAACGCCTCTTCTGCGGTCTCTGGACGATCTAGAACATTATCGCCTACAATCCACTTCTCAACATAGCCCTTTCGACGAGTCTCTTCTGTAATAATGCCAATACCAGTTGGCATATTCTGAGACTTAAGAACCTTGTTAACTAATGGAGAGAAATCCTCCATTACCTTGTCAACAGCTTCCTTACTATCTGCATGCTCAAAAGCCCTTTCAATTGGAGTACGTATTGACTCATCAATACCAGCTAACTTCTTAGCCTTATACTCCGCCAAGTCACGAGCTTCTAAGATTTGCTTTGTAATTTCAACAGCCTGTGCTTCTGCAGCCTTAGCCGCCTGTTCAGCAACCGCTGCCTTAATTTCATCAAGATTTGGAACCTGCTGCACTTCCGTAGTTTCCTTTACTTCCTTTGGTTGAGTTTCTCGATTTTCCATAATTACTCGTTGAGAATCCTCAATATTATCGTTATTCTGGTTTTCAAAAGATACAATTCGAGTATCTGCAGCACCTCTTGTTACAATGTCTACAGAATCCCAAATATAATTCTTTATAGTATCGTATTCGATACCTTCATCAGTTACTGATGTTTCTACATTTCCCCATCCCCGTAAAGACCACTCTAATCCTACTCCAGATTTTAAAAGGTCAACAACTGTGCGGCCAGCTTCATTTAACGTTGTTTGACCTTCAAGGTATATGTCATTGCCTTTTAGCATGACTTTATCATATAAAACTGCAATATCGCGTGCTAACGCACTACTTAAAAATCCAGGATGATCAAGTAGACCATGAAACATCCCAGCCTTCATAAGCTTTTGTACAGTAGGAATGTTTGCTAGAATCTCTTCCTTAGGATACAATCTATTATTCTTGTTGATTGTGTCTACTTGTCCAACTATTGCGCTGAATCTCACACGTTCAACGCCAGATTCGTTCTCTACATATTTATCGTCAATGATATTGATTGAACCAGCAAATGTATCCTGAATAAATTCACGATTACAAGATACAATATTTTCAAGCTTGTCTCGTATTTCCTCTGTTAACAAGTTAATCTCAGTTGCTCTGTTTTGATTAGTTGTTTTATCCTTTAAAGCATTAAGCTCAATCAACACATCTGTATATCTATCAATATCATCTTCGTCTGTATCATCCAAATGCTGCATTAACGTCATTAGTTCAGGATCGTTTACGTTTAAAGATTCATTATCAGTAGAATTATCTTCCTGCTTTTTAAGCTTTTCACCACATCTAGGACATATCAATGTAGCATTTGGATACTTAGTCTCATACTTGCAGTTTGAACACACATACTTATAATTTTTAACCTTATTATCTTGCATGTTTTTATTCTCAGAACAATCGGAATTATTAATCCCGTGTCTGATTCCTGTTTGATAGAAATTGGCTTTATTCCCAAGTCCAATCATCGTGTTCATCAATATATTCACTCCAGTTTAATGGTAGGACTTTATCACCTATACGTGTTTTACTCAAGCTTTCACACGCCAATGCATTGTAGGAGACAAAAGATATGTTGCTACTTCTTTTTATTTTGCTTTCTATCTCGTCTTTTGTATGTTGTAAAATATATGGTGTTTGTTTGGACGGCTTACGTAAATACCATTTTTCACGAGACAAATCAATAACATACCTACCAGCAATACTTTGATTATCCGAAGCATCTGGTATTAAGAAGAATTCATGCATATCATTCTTTTGAAATCCCAGGACAGATTGTACTACTCGTGCATTAGTTGTATCAAGTTGATCTATCTCAACTGCAGGCATTAAAGTACAAGCACAAGCTTCGATATTATCTTCCCAGAAGTTGCCATTAGTTTTATCAATTAAAAGTCCAATGTAATATGATGTATTTGGTGCGTTGAGATATAACGCACATTTATTTTCACCATTCACATTATCGTATATATAAGACAAACAAGGATTTTCATCTTGCTCTATTTTTTGCCCATTGATAATATACCAGTCTCTAGTATCTCCCATAGCAGTTGTTTTATCACTTTCTGTCTTAGTTTCTGTATCTTCTAACGATTCAGCGTTTACATCATCTTTCATAATCTTTCCAGAAACCTTATTTGTAACGATCATATCGCCTGATATATACTTAGCTATTTCATTATAACATGCAAGCTTACTATCATCATCATCGAGCTGCTTATTCCCATAATACTTGATATCTATAATGCCCAGTGTATTGCTCTTAGGATTATACTTAGCAACCATTATAAACGTATCATTAATATTAGACAAAGCAGACACAATTGGTTGATATTCTTCGGTATTGGCCAAATTCAACGGCTGTGAATCCTTAAATATGAAAATAGACGTTCCATTATTATGTATTTGTAATCCATTTTGATCTGGTATTACTTGTCCAGGTCTTATATCACCTGCTGAATATACAAACCAAAAAGGAGCACCTAAGTTGAGCTTCTCTCCTATCCATCTAAGGATCCACTTGCCGTTCTTTAACGTACTGAGCTTATCTGGTGTTTGTATTACTTTATAAGGAAGTGGCTGTATAGACTCCGGATATTCATGGCTCATAATCAACGATAATCTATCGTTCAAGCTATTCAGATACGTTTGTGAATCATTATAAAGCAATATATCATAGACCCAAAACACAATACCATCAAAAACCCCCTCAATCACGCAAGTATTCATATCTTCCATTTCCATAATATCCGCTGCAAAGGGAAAATTAGATAAATTCTCAACAACATTCCCTTGATTATTAAACACAATAAGATCTAACCCATTTTTATGAATTTGATACTTAACGCCATCAATAAGACGCTGAGCAACGATAGGGAATTTATATACTCCAGTTTCTCTCAATGGACCAATCTTAGTAAACGTACCAAGTTCAATTACACCGTGAGGTTCTTCAATAGTAATAGGATCGCGTTTAATGGCCCATAAATCATACAATGACGCATACTTTTCATTAGGGCCATATTCATCGTAAATAATATCAACATTAGATCCTTGCACTGCTGCCTTAATATTTGACGCAATAATTCCATCTATCTCTACATCATCAATTAGAATATCAATATCATTATACTTCTCGTGCTCAACAGAAGAACCCACATGTAATATATAATTCTCCTTAAGACACATAGCATCAGGCAGCATCTCCCATACTTTATTCCTATTAGGATTGTCTTGATTAATGGTTTGGGTATCTAACTCATCAACAGCAATATGTTCCATTCCGATTATTCGCATTAATTTAAGTGCAAGATTGTGCAGTTCCATATCAGCAACCTGGTGAGCTACTTCATGCAGTCTATTGCATTGCTCTAATGAAAAAAGGGCGTCCTTCTTTGGTTTAACCATCGGTTCAAATCGCCCTTTATTTCGTCTACACCAACTACGGGCTTGCTTGGTAGCAACAGTACCAGCCCATCCTTCTACTCTTGGGAATCTTACAGAAGCCAAAAAAGACTTCTTAGGGCTAGATATAGCATAAATATGATCAACCCATTTCCCATTAATGCGTTGGGCGCGTTTCTTATATCGGACTTTCGCGCCACTAGGAATCGGCCTTAAAGTACAACTATGGAAATTAGGATATGGCATTATTATTCACCAGTTGCCAATCTTACACTTAAAATATTACGAATGAAACTTGCACTTACCTTTTTTCTTACTATCCTTACTTTTCTTCTTCGTTTTGTGTGGCATAATATTCAAGTTCACCATTTTCAATATTAATATTTTCGTTATCGTTTGACATTTGCATTTTAGCAAATTCTATCCAATTGTCAAGTTCTTTTTGAGATATTTTACCGCCTGTTTTTTTCATCCAAGCTGCTATTTGAGCACTGCTAAGATTCAGAATTTGAGAACCAATAACTTCTGGAGGCAATCCTAACTTTGCCCACATTAAAGCAGTTTGTGCACGAAGATTGTCAATTCGTGATGATTTTTGTGATTCTGAAGGGCTAATTCTTGGCGGTATTAATGTATATTTTGCAGTCAATGGATTAATCCCATGCAACAATAATTGCAAATCAAATACTTGCCGTACCCCTTTAAGATAAGCATGTTGTACATGCTTAATTAGATAAGCGAAGGATTCTTCTTCTCCTTCTGTTGACTTATCAATGAATGACTTTTGCCCAACTCGCATATTAAGATAAGTCATGGGCGTTTGCAACGCACAAATTACACGCCGCAAGTCGAGATATATGTCATCCAAATTCTCTAGATAGGGATTTGACGCATCAAGATTCTCAATATCTCCATCTACAATTCGACTACCATCAGGAGTATACAATCTCGTGATATAATAATCAGTATCAACAGCCGTTGGTGCTTGCCTTTCTACCAGTCTAAATCTTGTGTTTGTACTATCATATCCTACCAACGTATCAACGTTCATAGAATTTCTATACTCAGATATTTTATTCCATGTTTGTTCTGCAGTAGCCCCAATAGGTACAGGTATTTTATGTATGCGTTGTGGGAAAGCTCGCACCAATCTTGCAATCGCTAACCCGTCTTCCTTAGCTCTTAATCGCTTCCAAACACCCGTAACACAGGCAAGAATAGGCTCGTAATACACTTTACCATGTGTAACCCCAAAACCAAGGTGAAGTATTTGATATGGATAAAATGCCGCTAATAGTTGTTGATTATCATTATATTGTTCATACGCAGCCACGTACATTTTATTATTCTTCATTACTTTATCTGGATCATCATGTCGCAAGTTACCATATTCATCAGTGTTGATTTGTATTTGATAGGGATAAGGGAATGGCTTTAATCGAACAATATTGAAATCATCATCAGTAATTATCTCAACAAAGTGACTTCCCCAATGTACCATACAGCGAGCCCATTCAAACGAGTTTTCCTGGAACAACACAGCAAGCGGTTCTAAAATGTCCAATTCATTTGGTGGAGCATCCAACTTAAATCCTTGCAATTCTTCATCAGGGAATATAACGGCAAATCTCGTAATAATATCCAACGCCCGTGCTGGTATAGAATCCTGCTCATCCATATCCATTAAATCAATCCAAAGCTTTTTGCGTTGGTCAAACCGCACCCAAGGCACAGCAAGATTATTATACAAAGGGCCTTCTGTACTTTTAGGCCCATACTCCTCTCCAGAAGAGGAAAACAAAGCTTGCCAGGCTTTATGTATTCGTTGTCTCAATCCTAATCTTCTATTCGGGGCCACAATAGTGTCACCTATATACAGTTTTTACGTTTAAAACCGAAGATTTTTAGTAGCCTTATAACCTATAACTGGTATATCAGTAAAAACACCCATATCAGAAGCCGCTGTATTTGCCAACCACATACTCATGATAATATCAGTCGTATCTCCAAAAGGGAATTCACGCATTTCTTTCAACCAATTGCAAACAACACATGAATGTCCAGGCAGAGTATGATCACCCGCAAAGGGAATAATCCATTTGCCAGAAGCCATCTCTATATGTAATTGTGGCAATCCAACATCTGGGGACCATTTCTGTGATCCTGTAAACTTACCAGCCAACGGAAGTTGCATATCATTCATTCCACGTTCTCGTGCTAACACACGTATCAAATCTTCCAACGCTGTCTGATAACCATTATTTTCTACTAATATTATATTAGGTTTATAATTATTATATATGTCTATGATTAAATTTGCAACTTGTTCTGGACGTAGCTTTTCTCTCCAGATATTGATTGGAATTTTAACTCCATCTGGACTAACTGCAATAAGAAAAATAGAACTAAAAGACGAAGATCTCCTTAGGGAAGAAGCTGGATCTACACCAACATAACGTGGCCAGTCTTTATCGTATCCTTCCCCCAATGCAATATCATTACGCAAACACTTACTTATGTTCTCTTCAGAAAAATACTCAGTTTTACCAATAGCTCCTTCCAACAAAAACTGTTGCATAAACGCTAATACATTTTCTTTCTTTTTAGCTTCCAACGCCTCTTGAGGCCACTTTTCTGGCCATATTGGTCCATTATTGTAAATTGCTGGACGCTTCCAAAGAAACCATTGGCTTGGATTTTTCTCATATGTTCTTATATCTTTATGCGATACATTTGTAATATCATGTGCTTTTCTAGCATATTTTACATATATATCTGGCGGATCAAAAGACCAAAACGTACCAATCATTATTGCTCTACCACCAGGAAACAGTAAATTAAGCCAATCAAAAGAAACAAGGTGTTCTATTTTCTGTAAGAGTGATGGAGAAATAATTGCACTACGTGAATCGATAATATCGTCGAAGATAATAATATGCGCTCTTCCACCAGTACCTGAGGCAGTAACTCCAAAGGCTTGTATTGTAGCGTCTTTTAGCCCCAGAGAAGCAGGACGTTCTATAAAGATTTTATGTTTGGTCCATTCTCCTTCATCCGCTGGTTTAACATGTGGAAAAACTTTTTGATAGCGTTTGTTATTCTTTATATTGTCTTTAACCATCTGCAACATATCAATTGCCAAATCATCATCGCCACAAACATACTTAATTGATATATTGGGATTTTTTCCAATAGCATAAAGAATATACGCTAATACAGTTGTTGATTTTGCATGTCCACGCGGTGCGATTAGTAATAGTCTATTGATTGAACTATCTAATAAAGAAAACCATTCGCGTTGATGTTGTGGTACAGACCATAATTTACCGTATTCATCAACCATGACATACTCTGCAAACGCACAAATATCATCCCTAGCCATTAATACTTTGTATGCATCAATGGCTTCTTCTATTTGAGATAACTCATCGGCAACACGTTCTGTATTATTTGAAAGTAATGATATAAAATCTTCGTTATTATTACTTGCCATCAAATATCACGGCAATGAATTGCTATTTTAACTCCTTGAGAACATATATATCTTGTATCAACCATTATCAACTTTATCCAATGGCATTGAACTCTCTTCTACAAAAGTAGCATCTATCGCCTCGGACAACGCAGGCATGTTTGATGAAGCTATAAGATTTTTCAATTCTTGCAATCTACTAACAATTTCTTCACGCAGATGTGAAGGAGCATTTTGCAAAATAGCAACATACATATTCATGCCCTTTGAGACCTTGGTAATATCATTTGTTTCTTCTGCAACTAATCTATAAGCTTTCAATAATGTATCTGTGAGCGCTGCAGCTTGACGATAAGATTTATCATCACAGGAAGTCATAATACCTTCCTCTAATTTTTCACATATAGCATTAAGTCTCTGTATTCGTAATGGTTTGAGTGCTATAGGAATAGAAGATAATAGTACATTTGCGTTATCTCGTATATAATTCAATATTTTGTCTTTGTGACTGGTTTTAAATGCATAAAGCTGAGTACGACTAACAGAAATACCAAGCCTCGCGGTTTCTTGCAAAATCTCGTCATAAGTCAAACCGCGGGCAAATAAATCTATCAAAGTATTAAACCTTACGAGTTTCTCTTCGTCTGGGAATACTTGCTCATCATTATCGTTGTCCATTTTCTTTCTGGTAATTCATCTATAGAATGAATAATTGGTTTGTGTATATTTAATGCATGCAAAAACTCAATATTTGCACCTGGACTAGGTCTACTCAACAGTAAAACGTCACTAATCATTATCAAAGATAAGTCTGCTTCTAAAAATATATTATAATCTAGAGACTTGTCATATACATCAAAGTTATGATACATTAAATGCGATACAATAGGAATATGCCCACGCTTGAAAACTTGCAACGCAATATCTCTAACTTCTTTTATCCTTTGATCCCTGTTATCACTATAAGGATGAGCGATGTAAACTACATATGGATGGAATCTATTATGTAATAAGCTATAGATATGTGACAAATGCCCTAGTATTGCCCCAATAGCAGATCTATACCCACTTCTTAACATACATAAGTTTGTTATATTAATTGCATCTATAATTTCATCGCTAACTTCTTGCTCTCCTTTCCAAGAGTTTTGATCTCCTTCTGGCGTCAAGAAATTATCTTCACCATATACTGTCATACCATTAAGTTGTCGTTGAAGGAATAACTCCTTATCTTTTTCATCAATAAATAAATTATCAATAAGTTTACGTAAGGAATCCACAATATACTGGCTAAAGTATGATTTCATTGGTCATATCTCTCCATGCTATATTATTGCACCAAAAATCGTATCTGTTATAACAAACTTTCCTTCGTACAGAATGATATCTAACCCATTTGGAAATAGAGAATCACCTTCTGCTATAACCAACCTAATTTCATACAAATATTGTCCAGGTGTTTTATTTGTTTGTTCTGGAGTCAATTGAATTGTAAATTGACCCTTTAGGGCATCATCCATCTTTGTATCATCAAGAGATAGTGTAATAAGAGGTGTATTATCACTATATGCAGATTGCACTTTAAAGTGAATTGTGCCATTAGATAAGTCCCATTCTGCGTCATTTAATTGTAACGCATAGGACTTATAAAAAGTCTTGGCTTGCTTTACTTTCAAGTCTTCTATAACCGGCAATGATGAAATTGGATATACTATAGACATTAATATACCTCAATAGTAGAAACATTGAGCAATTTAGATTTTGTATCAATACCTAAATCAACGCTATCATTAATATCAACATCAAGCGTTCTTCTATCCATAAACACAACAGATAACTCTTCTGCGTCACAAATAACGGTAAGTTGTTGATATGAACGTTCTATATTTAACATAGTGATTCATTTGATATAACAACTACCGCAATGTAATCTTCCAATATGTTACCTGCGGATGTTGTTACACGATGTATCCACCGATAAGTAGCACCTGATTCTCCTTTCTTAACAGTTGCAGTTGTATAACGATCTTCTATAATAGTTATATCTGATAACATATCACTTTTGCAATCAGTGCCACTTTCATCTAACATCTGCATATCAACATGCGTTATTTTTTCATATTCAACCAAATCAGGGATCCAATCAATTCCCCAACGTCCAGCGATAATAACTTCATCTGGATCCTTTATCTTTTTTCCAACTATTGGCATGATATTATCACGCAGTATATAACATAATTATGCTGCAGTAAGAGGCATTGTCCAAGTAATATCAATCTGTCCATCAGGCGGTATATTAAGCACAGCAAAAGTCTCACGTGCCAATAATGTTCCAGCTACGTCATCATTTAAGATTCCAATTTCCGTTATTCCTTGTGTACTTGCAGTATTATTGGTCCATGTAGCAGTTAGCTGATACACCGTAGGCTGCCCGCTAGGTTCTCCTTGAGTCGCTAATACACGGTCAATTTCTGTTGTTAACGCCTCGTCATCCGGCGATTCCACACCTGCACCTGTACCAATAGCGATGTATGCAAACTCGGCTACGGCAGTATGATCCTGCAGCAGGTCCACAAGTGCACTACGACCTGCAGTCGTAACAATATTGTGCCCACGATGAAGGAGTTTCCCCGTAACGCGATCACGTATCTCGACATTAAATCCGATAGTTAAGCCCTTTCGTATACCAAACATATTGAGAAACCTCATTTCCGATCACCTCGTGACAGAATATAAGCGACGGCGCGCGTCGCAACTGATCTAAACCACATTGTTGCTGCTCGTCCACTGGACTCTATCAAAGCTGGCACTCGTGTTCCTGCAGATAGGAACATAGCTCTGAGAGATTCAAGGGTAATTAGCAATGCTTTTGAATGTAATACCAGTCCAGACGTCCAGACTGGACGAGCCTTGTTTACTAGCATGGCACCAAGCCGCAGTTCAGACACCCAAACAGAACGAGCCTTGTTTGCTATTGCTGCACCAAGCCGCAGTCCCGCCATCCAAACCAAACGGGCTTTATTCATCAAAGTAATATTCAACTGCAACCCTGATGTCCAAACTAAACGTGCACTGTTTACTATCATGGTACCAAACTGCAAGCCTGAGGCCCATGCTATCTGGACTCCAGTTCCCACAGTAGCGCCCAACCCCATCATTGCTATCCAAAGCATCTTTACCCGCCCAGCAATCATCGCAGATAGAACCAGGCTCGATTCCTCTATTACTGTCCATATCGGCGTCCAATATCCCCATGTACCAACAGTGGTTGGTGTGCCACCATTATTTGCAGTCATATACCCCAATGTTGCTACTGCACGCACATCTGCCATTTAGCTTCGCACCCAGGTATCCTGATCATCCACCGTTGTCTTAGTTAATGTAAACAATACATTAGCCGTCGCAGGGTCAGGACCATCATAGACCTTGATCGTTCCATCTCCAGTATCTGTAACCACACCCATGCATGAGCGATAACGAATCTCTCGTACCGCATCCTCCGCCATAGCAGATCTTTCTG